ATTTTTGATTAGAAACAATCTCTGTCTGTGCAAGACCTATCTCTCTTTGGATACCTTCTATCTCAGACTGGACTCTATTGATGATATCGATTCTTTCGTGGAGCTCGGTAATTTGCTTGTCGAGTGTTGACACCGCCTCCTTGATTTCTGTAACCTTTTTATCTTTTTCCTGAATGCATTTCTCTTTGTGTTCACCTGTTAAATCCTGTTTACATGTGGGACAGTTATCATTTTCCTCATAGAACTTGATATCTGCAATTGCTTTCTTTCTAGCTCCTTCGAGCTGTTTCTCCAACTCAATTGTTTGTTTGAGTCTATCTTCCGTAGTATCTTTATCCTCGATAAGTCGTGTTTTCTCCACCACATTTTTCGTCTTTTCATCAACCTCTCCTAATAGTTTGTCGATATTGGTTTGAGTTTGACTAATGGTCGATTCAAATTTATATATTTTTTCATCACGATTTTCACGGAGTGCATCAAGTTGGCTGTTAAGACCATTAATCCTTTCTTCAAGAATTGCAATCTCATGTTGATTCTCCTTTAAATCTAACTGATGGTTAGACTTTCGTTTTCTCAACAACTGCATCATAGTTGTAAATATTGTGATATCCAAAAGGTCTTCTACTAACTTCCTTCTGTCCTTTGCTCTAAGTTGCATGAACGGAGTAAAGTTTGCAGAACCTAGGATGGCAACCTGAGTGAATGAACGATAACTCATTTTGAGTATGTTATTCTCTAGGTGTTCTTGATAATCCCTGACACTTGCATCCTGATTAATCAGAATATCATTACACCAAATTTCAAATTTATTTGGTTTCGTACCACGGATTAGTTTGTAGTCTTTATTCCCGATTGTAAAATCGAGTTCGACTAATAATTCTTTTTGATTGATTGAGTTTACAAGAAGGTCTTTCTTGAGGTTACGGAACCCACGACCATACAATGCATAACATAATGCATCTAACATCGTTGATTTACCCGCACCGTTTTCACCCAAGATCAGGGTTGTTTGATGTGAATTCAAAGGGATTTTAGTAAACTTGTTTCCCGATGAAAGTAAATTTTTATATCGTACTTCTTTAAATATTATCATAGATAAGTGTGTTCATCCAGTGCTTCATTATACAACGAAGTCATCAAATCTGTAAGAGGCTTTTTCTTACCTTGGATGTCCATACCTTCAACATACTTGTTGAGTATGGTAAGTGTGTCTTCAACATTCTCTACATCTGCATCATCCATCAAGTCCATATGTTTATGGTCATCTACTACATGTAAATGTAATGGTGAAGCTGCATGTAACTTATCTAAGAATGCATCGAACCAATATGGGTTGTCTTTATTTACCACTATCACTTTTGTGAATTTTCCAGTTGCATTTGAATAGTCTTTGTTAACAAGTGTTTCAAATGTTTCCTTTGTATCATCATAAAATATCTTTTCAAATATAGTTAATGGATTTGGAACTGGTAACATTTCTCTTGTTGATGTGTCAAAGATATGAAAGTATTTGTTGTCTCCGAAATCTGACCAAGTAAACTGCATCTGAGAACCAAGATATTTGATGTTTGCAAATTCTGATTTCTGATGGAAGTGGCCACTGTATACTTTTTCAAATCTACTTACATAAGAATGATCTAGTCCATGTTGACATGTCATGCCTGGCATCATCAATGCACCTTCGAACTCAAAGTGTCCCATACAAATAGGTGCATTACATGTAGTCAAAAACTCGACTGAGTCAGCATAGTTATCACTATTGATCCACGGACTCAATGCAATATTCAAACCATCGTATTCTTTTACTTCGGGTTCTGTGATTACATTTATATTGTCATCTGTGAATAGTAATAGATCAGGTGAATTCACTTCATTGGTATTCTTATAATAAGTATCATGATTACCAATAATCAAATCCATGCTGATACCAGCTTCTAACATAGGTTTTATAAAGTGTTCCCTGTTTGCTTTGAGTGAAGAGAAGTTGATATACTTTCTTCTATCAAAATAATCACCCAAGTGAATGATATGTTTGATATCATTTTCAACTAGGTATGGGAAAAATATCTCTTTGTAAAATCGTCCTTGGTAATCTGACATTGCTACCATATCACCACGGACACCCGCATGAGTGTCGTTAAGTATTGCTATTTTCATTCAGTAAATTTTTCTAAATTAGTATTCTCTTTTACTTTCTTTTGTCTTTTGGATTTTCTAGGTTCATATTCAACCCGATTCATATGCTCTTGCATCCACTCTACATTTGTATTTGTAAGTGTCGGATCATGTTCACCATCAATGGTAGTATATGCATCCATAGTTATATTTGATTCTTCGATAGATTTCTGTTTAATGAAAACTTGTTTCTTCTCCTTTTGTATCCTTCGAAGGAAAGCGTAATAACATATTTGGGTTACATATGCGAATGCATTGTTTGACTTTTCCGTATTGAAGTTACCGATATACTGAATACAATTCTCGATTGCATCACATATCATTTCGTCACGGTAAGTATAGTTGATGAAGTTTGGACGGGTAGATAGTCTTGTTGCAATCTTATAGATGCACTCTCCTATGTACTCTGTCATCCTTGGTGGGGTCTTCCCCTTTGATTCTGCGAGTCTAACTGCTTCGTTGTACTCGGAGACTGCTAAAGTGAACTCTTTGTTGTTAACATAGTGTTCTGCTTTCTTTGGGTCTTTTTTAGTAGTCATGTGTCTATTATACTAGAAAATCTCCATATTGTAAGAGGCTTTTTAGTATTTATTTAATTTGAATTTTTCAGCAAAACCACCTTTACAGGTGAGCTTTCTATGGTAAAATGATTATGTTCCCGCAGGGGAATTAGCTAATAAGGGATCAGTACGAAATATTACTGCACGACCCATTCGGTCTTGTTCACCGATTGATACATAGAACAAACACATAACCATAATCCACCCTATTATATAGTCGTTCATGAGAACACCGCTTGGTTGATTAACATGACTGCAGCCATCATACCCAGTGCAGATATTTGAATGACTGTTGCAATTGCAACGAATTTAAGTTGACGGTCTCCCCACCACTTTAGTTCTGTCTCATACCAAGTTTCGACTTCCTGTGGAGTGGCGTCCCTTGGTTTGAAGTGTAGTTCTAATTGTTGTTCGTATCCTGACATAACATTAGCTGCGTCATCTACTGCAGAAGGAAGTTGCCTTTTCCATACTGGATCGTAGTTAGACACTTGGAGAGACCCCCATAATAGAAAGTAAAAAGATGCTCACTAATATCGTTAGTTCTGCATTTTCTTTTAATTTTTCTATTCGTTTCTCTGACATCTTAGAGACCGTTAGTCCCCAGCCAGATTATTCCAAATGGTATAAGTATCGGAAGAGATAGTAGTGTGATGAACTCTACACCATCGATTAGCTTTGATACAATCTCTGATCTTCTCAAGTTTTCGATTTCAGACACCATGCTCTTCACAACACATTTCAATGTTGTAGTTGTCATGGTTTTTATTTCCTAAGTCTATTATAAACACATTGAATAATATGATATAACTCAAAATTATTCGATAGTATATATACATTCGCGTTACCCAATGTAACACAAATGTAATAAAAAATTATTTTTTAATGAATCTTTTTTTTGTCGGTAGGTGGAAGTGCAGATTCGAAGTCTGCAAGAGTTTCATCTAGTTCATCCCACTCCTCTTCTTCCATTCTTCTGAGCATTCTTTCCTCTTGCTCAGTCATCGGGCCACCTGTTGCATTCATGAGATCATTGACTATTCTATCAAGGTATGCTCTTCTCACTTCCTTTCTGTTTCCAGTTAAAGGTATTTTCTTATTCTCAACCATGTCGAACCACCTTGATGAAGCTTCATCATAATAAGGAACGAACTGTTCGTGTAAACTATTTCTATGTGCAATCATATCGTTAGGTATAATTACAGTTGCATCTGATGATAGTGGTGCATAAGGATAAAAAGTTGCAAGGGTTTGACTCCCTTCGGGATTTACAACTTCCAATCTACAAATCATAGGAAGTGTTACTTCAATTCCTTTGTGCGTGTCTCTAGTCATTCCAACAACTTCGGAACCACTTCTGAGTTTCAATACTTCGTATTGAGTTGGTATGATATCTTTAGGACTTGTCATTTAATTCGAACTGCTTAATTTCATATGAAAATCTTTCTTCGTTGTAAATATTTATACGATCTTTCAGGTGAGAAAGGGTATAATTGTCACACTGTAAATCGTCTGCAATATCGAATAATCTCATCTTATCTTTTCCATCCACCTTACGAAGGCCTCTACCAATCGATTGTAGATTTCGTATTCTAGATTTAGATGGACTTGCAAATACTATATTGTCTATTCTTTTTATGTTAACACCAGTAGAGAATGTTCCATAAGATGCAAGTATGGTATCGTTCTCTGCCTTCTCTACTATCTCTCTAACAGCTTCTCTGTCTTCCGTGTCTGTTCCACCATATACATAGTGTAAGTTTTCACCCAGTCTCTTAAACATTTTCTCATGTAGAAGAACTCCATGTTTTTCGACATATTGGAATAATATGAGTGTATTTCCCGATAAACTGTACACAAGATTACAGATGAATTCGTTTCTTGCCTCATTAGAAACAAGGTAATCCATCTCTTCTTGGTAAGTCATTTTCTTCTGTTTAGTATGACGAAGTATGACACAATCTATATCTAATTTTGCAATGGTTCCGTCTTCTATCAATTCTTTTGTGCTTATGACCTTTTTGACTGGGCCGAACATTCCCTCTAGTTGCAATCTATGACATTCAGAACCATCTAGTGTACCAGTGGTTCCAAATCTGATTGCAGTCTTCCTCATTTTTTCGAGGATTCCTTTGAGGACATTTGCTTTGAAGAGGTGTGCTTCGTCTCCAACGACAACCTCGAATTTTTCCATGACATCTTTAGGAGCCTTACTAAATGACTGCCATGTTGTAATCGTGATGTCTGAATCAAATACAGGCTGACCACTATAAATCTTACAAATTTCTTTATCATATCCATACTCTTTAAAATCCTTTGCCATCTGTTCTACAAGTGATGTAGTAGGAACTATGATAACAGTTTTTTTATTATAATATCTTGCAAGTAAATAAATGATAAGAGACTTACCACTTGCAGTGGGTGAAAGTAATAGTTGTCTACCATATTGTACTGCAGTTCTAAATGCATCTAACTGATAGTCTCTAGGTTCAAAAGGTAAACCTAGTTCTTTTATAAAATCTTCATCAGGCTGTCTCTCTTTATCACCAATGATATCATTTATACCTACAATATCATATCCTCTTTCTCTGCAAAACTCATCTACATAAGGAAGTAATCCGATATAAATTTTATTTGTTTTGATTGAAAATAGACGAACCTTACCATCCCAGTATCTATTCTTAACTGAGGGCATAAACTTTGCGTTGGGAACTGTGAATGAGAAGAAGTCAAACAAGTCTCTTGCCAGACCATCATCACATTGTACTTGCATGAAGACCTCATCGACCTTCTTAAGAATTATTTCAGAGGCCATCCTTTATTCCATACGACTAAAGATTTTCTTAGTCCTCTAGTAACTGGTGTGACCTGATGGTGCAACCATGATGGGAATACAATTAGAGAACCTAACTCTCTTCCACTGAAAGGTGCAGTGTGTACTAACTCATCTAGAGCTATATCTCCACTTCTCATTTTTATACGATCAAAAACTTTATGTGATTCTATCCACTGAAAGTGACCACCCTCATAATCATCGGGGTCTGATAGTTGAACTGAACAAGATATCTTTCTTATATCTCCAGCTGGATATGGGTCTACTCCTGCGTCTGTATGCCATGTATAGAAATCACCAGTTGGTTTATCAGGTTGATATTCATATTGAGTATATTGCCATGTTTCCATACCTGTGATATCATAGTTCCATCCACTTTGGATATTTGCTTGAACCATACCATCAAATATTTTTTGTTTGAGTTCTACATCAAATTTAGGGTCATTATGGTCTAACCATTTATTAGTAGATTGTCTGATAACATTATCTTTATTACCTGACCCTTCCTCTCTACTTTTTACACTGTCTTTATCATCGGTCTGACCATGACCAACTCTAGAATCTGAAACTTCAAGACTATGTGCATATGAGTGTATGTAATCTACCTCTGTCTTAGATAGATATTTCTCAAGTATGCAACAATAGGTATGATATATCATTATGAACCCGCCATGAACTTTCTCCAATCGATTGTATTCTTAATCGTTTGGTGTCTCCATGTTATATTCTCCATACATCTTTTCAAAAAATCTATGGTTGCTTTTTGATATTCAGTTTGTGCATTCAGCTTTTGTAAGTCTTTGTCTGCATCAAAGAATACATGCATATCATTCTTCATAATCTTGAGACCATCAAACGGGTCATCTTCCCATCCAAGTTCTCTGATCCTTCCTTCATCCATTTTACCATTGAACCACATCCATTTATCTTTCAACATGGTTTGATATTTTAGTTGTAGGGATTTATGCTTGACTATTGCATCAGTCAAGTATTCTGAGTATTTTGCGTGGAGTTTAGGAACTTCTAGTGATGACTTATCTAGTTCGATATCGTCAATTTCACAATCCTTTTTCCACTCTGCTTTCAAATCATCGAGTGTCATAATGTACCATTATACCATATTTATGGTATTTTAGGAAGTGGAATTTATGTCGTAATATGTAAACCTGAATTCTACAGTTGCAAGTACAGTTTCATTGTCTGATCCTGACTCTAATTCGATCCCACTCAAAGATATAGGGAATGCATCGTGGAATCTAAAGAATTTATTAGGGATGTTTTTGTTTGTATTTGTTACTAGAGTTATGTCTGAATATTGATTTAGATCATTGTCAATTGCAGACAGTTGCCCGTCTGCAGTTTTTTGTGAACCGACATAAGCTGCAAATGCAGAAGGGTCGGATACTGGAACAATCTGATCCATCCAATCGTAAATCTCTTTGAAGTTTCCTAGGTCTTCATCGACTAAGAATCCGACACTGAGAGTATCGAATGTAACTTTGTCGCCTGGAAAGAATGCATCCAATCCGATACCAGCAGCTTGAACTGTTTCGGTAAACTGCAGGCCTGGGATATTTACACTCTTTACAAAGAACTCTACATTTGGAATCTTATCTATAAGTAATCTAAAATTATTTTTACTTAATAGAGATTTATTAATTATTGGATCAGTCATTCAACTTAATTACCCTTTTAGAAGATGTAGTATCGTGGTAGTCACCATCTCTATACTCTCTCGTTACTATTGATTCACATAAGTAACCATCCTGTATATAAGTTGTGATGATCTTACGATTTAATACATCTTTTGTTTCTGTTCCATTTGGGAATGCAATTCTCTCAAATGGCCCTTCACTCATTGTGATACTTTTGTCATATTCTTTCATAATACTATTTATGGTTATTTCTCGTTTACAAACTCGTTGAGTTGCCTTGCAACTGAAATAACTTCTTCCGTTGACACGAACTGATTTCCATAAGGTTTCTTATCGTTTGGGAAACTATCATTATGTGTAACAATAGCTTCGTTAGAACGATAGATATTACCTTCCAGTAATCCTTGTGCTTG